AGGTATACGCGGGCGACACGCCGACGCACAAGATCACGCCCGAAGAATACGCGGCCAAGGAAGCGCGCGAAGGGGTGGCGACCGAGCGGCTACACCAGCAGTTCGTGAAGCGCCTGCCCTGGTTCGCGCGGCTGGTCCGCGAATACGAAAGCCAGCGGGACCCCGTCGCCCGGTTCGTCCGCAGCGTGGACAAGATCATGCCGAAGCTGGTGCATGTGATCAATGCTGCGGAGGACCTGGTGCGGGTGGGGATGACGCGAGAAGACTTCATCAAGCTGTACAACCGGCAGCGCCAGCAGATCGAAGACTGGTGCCCGGAGCCGGTTCTGCTCCAGCTGTACGACGAGCTATGCGGGGAAGTGGCACGGCAGTACGTCGTTGCCGCCAAGCCGCCGGAGCGCCCCGCCTCGCACTTTATGATCGTGGAGAACGGAAGGCCGCGCCTGCTGGGACACGTGGTGGATTGTCTCACCGCGTGCAAGGCGCAGGAAGTATTCGACAGGTGGGTGGAGTGGAACACGCTCCCCCTCAATGACGGAGAGTACCCCGTCGGCGTGACCGAAGACGGTTTGCTCCAATTCGTTGGCGTACAGGAGAACTGACATGTTGGGATTACTGGCTTGCACACTCGTCGCGTCCTATCTGGTGGCCGCATTGTTCGCGTTGGCGCGGAACTGGGAGCTGGGCAACCACGGCTTGCGCCGGGTCAGCGCGCGGGATACGGCTCGCGTTGTCGTACTGGCTCTCGCATGGCCCCTGGAGGAGTCGTGGTGGCGGCTACGGGAATACTTCTCGCAGGAATGGGAGATGGCGGTACCGCGTTGGCAGGGGGTGGCCTCGTGAAGCAGGTTGGGATTTGCCTCGCGATTGCCTTGGCCCTGAGCGGTGTCGTCATGGGGTTCATCTGGGGTGGCCCCCTTGGCGTCGCTGGCGCAGCCCTCGGCGGGATGACCATAGGTGCCGTGACGAGCTGGTCCACCTACCGGCGCGACCGCCGCGTGCGCGCACTGGTGGTGGCCGCTCTCGACGCTGATTCGGCCCCTGAGGGCATAGCGTCGCTGGTTCAGTTGCTGGGTACCCCCGACGTCATTCGGGCGCACAGCGGCTATCTGAGCCGCGAAGCCGCCGTGCTGGCGGGGCGCTACGCGAACGGGGACGCCAGTGACTACTGACGCGCAAGGTGTGACCCCGGAAGACCTGCGGCACCTGGCGCAGGCAGTAGCACGAGCAGCCGACGAGGTCGGGGGCGGTCTCGGCCAGCTCATTCAGGGCTGGGCTGACTCGATGTTGTTGCTGGCTACCGGTTTCGACCAGAACCTGCGGCCAGGCACGTCGGCGGAGCAGTTGTCCATTGCCCTGATGGCGGAAGCGCGCAAGCTGTACGCGCAGGCAAACATCTCTGCTCGTCCCGGTCAACTAGAAGAACTTACGGCGAGCGGCGACCGCCTGGCCAAGTGGGCGACGGACGCGCGGCAGCTTGGCGTTCAACACTTCCGCGCCGTGACACTGGAGAAGCAAACCGCGCTGATGGCCGTGGAGCGCATGGGCAAGGCGGAAGTCAGGCTCGGTCGGGTGCAGGAGGCCATGAAGGGCTGGCAGCGCCTGTCGGCCGTTCACCAGCTGGCCCACAAGATAGGGAGGGCGCTCGATGAGTGAGCTAGTGCGGAAGGTGCAGGCTGCCTGTTCATTTGGAACACCCAGCGCGGCCGTCACTCGGGAGATCACGGGCGAGGTGCAGGACCTCGTCAACCAGAACCTGCACATGGAGCGGCTGTTGCTGCGGGTGCGCAGCATGTGCGAAGCGGACGGGGTCAGCCCGACGGTGGCCGCGATCAGAAAGGTTATCGACGATGGCTCGTTCTCGTAGGTACGAAGAGTTCCCGCAAATGGCGCGGCTGGTGCGGGTCATGAGCGACGCGCAGCGGGAAACCGTCGCGCACTGGCACCGCACGCTCACGACTGGGCTGGAAGGCGCTGTACCGCAGCTTAAGCGCGAGACCGCCGAGGCGCTGACCGGGGCGGGGCTTACGGGTTCTGAAGCCGCTGCGGCAGCGGGAGGGGCCGAAGGCGGCTTGCTGGCGTGGCTGCGCACAATGCGGCAGGTGGCGGAGCTCCTGGCTGATCCGTCCCCGGGGGACTGGTGCTGCAAACCCGGGATGTTGGCCGACCCCCGCCCTTGCCCGCAGCATGGTTACTTACCGGGGCAAGACTCGTCGTACGAGCTGGGTACGATCATCCGCAGGGCGTACGGCCACGGCGAGGAGCGTGCGGTGAAGGTATACGACGACAGCGACTACCCGCACCCCTGGCGCAGCGTGGAATTCCCGCTGTCGTACAACTCGGAGGACCTGACGAAGGGTCACTGGACGGTGGTTGGCCGTGTATGAATCCGTCTCGGCCTACTGGGCCGTGTTCGCTGCGGTGGCGCTGCGGGGTGAACCGGCGGTCGCGTACGGGCTGGCTTACGCTGCGGCTGCGACCACGATGGCCGTGAACCTGGCGGAGGCACGGGAAGTCGTTCGTGAATCGTTGGTGCTTCGCGGGGAGGTGAGGTGATCCCCGACCAGGTCCGCACGATCAAGCCAGGGTTGGACGCTCCCCTGACCGACGTGCAGCGGTTGTTCGTCGTGGCCTTCGATGAGGGGGTCACGACGGGCTGGTTTGTTGGCAGAGTCGCGGTGGACGCACTGATCACGGGCGGGCTGCGGGGAGCCGCCCTCGGGCCTGTTGACCCTAGCCGCTGGGCTTGGAGCGCGGGGCGATTTGTGGGGCCGGAGCCGTGGCAGGCCGAGCTGATGATGGCGTTGGTGCGGGGAACCTGGATGTACGGCGACGGGGAGTTCGGCCTCGGCCGGGAGTCCGACTTGTTTGTCGTGGTGGGGGAGGGGTTCAAGCTGCGCATGATCGGTGACGATGAGACGTTGTTGTCGCCAGTGCGGGTGCAGTCAATGTTCAGGTCGTTGTCGTGGCGCGCTCCCTTCCCGTTTGTGCGGGCTTCCATTGTGGACGCTATGAAGGTGTTCACGGACCATCGGTTGCGGATGTACAACCTGTGGTCTGGCCCGGACGGTGCCAGCGGCGAACACCAACGGGACGCCACCCGCTATGGGGCACTGGTGATGCGCGGGCTGGCCCTAGGCGGGGCGCTCCAGGAAATGGAGAGTCGAATGCCGTGGCTGAGCGAAGATGATCTTTGCAGTTAAAGTCACAAGTGAGTAACTAGAAAGAAAGAAAGAAAGAAAGAAAGACTTAGTTCTACTATAGGGAGGACTAGTTCAATCGTTTGATTGTTTGCTCTCAGTTAGGGTCTCATTGTTCCTCATTCTGGGCGTGATAAACTAAGTTCAGAAATCGTCAGAACCGAAAGGCGCGTAGGCGTACTCGATACTCTTACGAGGGGTTGGTAGGCATGACATATCCACGAGGCGGTTCAGAATACGGTGGCTATCCGGGTCTCGTGCAGCCGGAGCCGCACGACGTGAATGATGACAGCAACGAGCTGTTGATGCTGGCACAGTTGACTGATCCGGCAGACCCGGCTTCGTCAATTGAATCCGTCGCGGACGACATTCGCAGGCAGGCTCGGATAGACAGGATCAAGCAGAATGGCCGATAAGGAACGGGAACAGCCTTTTGCGGAAAGGCAGTACTACGCCACGCAGGAAGCGCAGGATGATCGTGTGGTTTCCGATGACCACGACTGGCATATGGAGGTAACGTTCCCCGGCACGGAGATCGTTCGCGAGCTGGCGGGTATCCCGCCGAACACGCATCCTGACTGGCACGAGAATCAGGTCGGGCTGGGCTATTGCCGAGTTCCGGGATGTGATCACGATCCACAGAACATGGCCTGCTCGCGTAACGAGGAGGGTCGCGTTTTGCTCGGTGGCCCGGAGGGCGTGCGGCGCAGGCATCCCGACGTTCAGACCGTGTACGCACAGCACCTGCGGCTGGTCCCGTATCGCGGGTGCTGTCACACGCTCGAAGACACTACGCATCTGCGTGAGTGCCCATCGCAGTACTTCGTGCGCGGGCAAGTGGTCGTGACCGGGGCAGTGGACTTCATGCTCGGGAGCGCACGGATGGTCATGCGTGAGGACACTGTCTCAAGTGACCGGACATTCGAGAACGAGACGCGGCTCAATCCGCGTCCGGCGCGGAACCTAGGGGATTGGTTGTTCTGATGAATGAGCCAAAGAACATCGGGGCCATCGTGCGAGACGCGTACGAGGCCGCTGGTATTCCAGTGAACTACGCCAAGGCCACCCGCGTACCTGCAGCCTCGCCGGATGCCGCGTGCAGTTGGCTCGGTCGGTGGTCCGATGTGGGCTGGGCTATCCGCATTGAGCCCCGGCTCACCGACGAGGAGTGGCGCGCGTACGGCAAGCGCAGCAACGAAGGCTGGGATGATAAAGTGCGCCGGTACGACCCCGTCAAGACCATGGACCTGTTGGCCTCGCTGCTGCCGCGCCACAAGTTCACTGTGTCCTGGCCGAAGTGCGGCAAGCGCACCATCACGGCTGGCCGCTCGGTCGGCAGCGGGCTGCCTGTCTACGTCGTGTGCGGCGAGGTGGCCAAGCACACCGATACTTACCTGCAGGACGTACACGGGGCACGTACGGCCATCGCACGGTGTGACGCACACCAGGGGTTGCTGTAGCGCGCGGGGTTCGCTGGGACCGGATGGACCACAGTGAACTGTTCGGAAGGGTCAGCGCAGGGCTGACACGAGTGTACGAGTGGCCGGAGGGGCCAATGAATGAATGGGCAGCAGGCAGCGTAGTTCGTCCCTATCCGGAGGACGAGCGGAGCATCGCCGAGCACTGCGAAGTGGAGGCGTCGGGCGAGCCTGCACGCAAGAACAACCGGGGGCTACCCGGACGCCTGCGCGCAACGAACATTCACAGTGAACCGAGCATTGTGAACCGCCTCATTCGTATGGTTGAGGAATTGCTGGAACGGGACGACGTGACACCGGACGCGGACCCAACGTGGTACCGCAACCGCCTGCAGGAAATAAGGAGGGAGATAGCCGATGCCGAAGGTAGTGAAGAGCCAGGCGGCTCGTCATCGGGAGAGGCGCAGGAAGAAGGACCCGCTGACCCCGGTGATTGAATTCCTGGACAACGGGGATGAGCGGGGCGGAACAACAATCGAACGCGCTGGCGTACTGCGTCAGCGCTTTCGCGTACCCACACAGACGCACCACCTGTTGACGGAAAGGCAACGCACGGTCCTGAAAGGGAAAGTGCGCATGAGCAGGGCATGGGTCAGAATGGAGAGGATCTTGAAGGACACCGGAATGACCATGGCCGAGTTCGTGCAGGGCCTCAGCGTAGAAGAGCTGGTGCGCGGTCGGTTGCGCGACTCGGCAGGCGGCTTCCGTGGTAGACCCCCGAAGTGGGTGCCGCGCGAGTTCCAGCAGGCGTGCTTACACGAGCTGATGACGCGCGGTCAGGAGCTGTGGTTGGGCAGCTACACCGAAGCCATCAAGGCGATGACCGACATTGCCTGCGGCCGAGGCCCAGTGGGTCAGCTCGCCACGCCAGGTGAACGCCTGCGGGCGGCTCAGGCGGTCGTTGAGCGCATTGAGGGCAAGGTGCCGGAGCGGCTCATGGTCAGCGGTGACAAGCCGTGGCAGACCGTTCTAGACGGCATTGTGGCCGAGGTGAGCGATGACCAGGTAAACGCAGGGCGCGCACGCATTGAGGGCGGCATGGTCGTGGAGGGGGAATTCGAACTGTCCGAAGACGATGACGACGAACCTCCCCAGCCCTCCCGCAGCCGACGCCGAAGGCGTTCACAATGAGCATTGGTGGAAGCGCAGCGTTCGTGTTGTACTTCGGCGCGGCCCTGCACGACGCGTCAGGGGATCAACGGCGGCTGTTGCGCACCACCTTGCCGCCACTCATCAGGCGCGCCAAGGAAGAACAGGACCCGGAGCAGTGGCGGCTCATCGCGATCAGCATGGTGATGACCGTGCGCCGCATCATGCCGGAATGGCCTGGACCGACCGGGGAATGGTTGACCCAAATCAGGAAGCTAATACCGGAGGGGAGCGATGCCTTTCAAGTCGGAAAGACAACGTAGGTGGATGTTTGCCAACAAACCGAGAATGGCTCGTCGCTGGGCCAAGCACCGCAAGCGGAAAAGGAAGCGTAGGAAGAAGTGAACGTAGCAACCATCGTGCAATTGGCCGTCGGGGCTGGATCACTGGGCAGCGTATGGCTGGCCGGTTCAGGGCGCGTTGCCGCGTGGCCGCTGCTGATCGGGGCACACGCAGTGTTCCTCGGGTATGCCGCCACGAGCGGCCAGTTTGGCTTCTGGCTGCTGAACGTCGGCATGATTGCCATTGCCGCGCGCAACTGGCGCAAGGCAACGTCTCGTAGGCCAGCACTGGCCCAGAAGGGCTAGGTATCCGCGCAGGTGTACGCGCGGGTATCCTTCCGGTGCCTGGTGATTGCTGGAGGTGAATCCCAAATGAGGAATAGGGAGTGGTGATGGCCAAGGGCAAGCCCAGCAAGGGCACCCCGAGGGACAAGCGGTTGAAGCGCAACCGCAAGAGGAGGAAGTAATGGCCACTAGCCCAGAAGTCACCGTGAAGGTGAACCTGGTGCCTGCGGTGGAACGCGTCGAGGTTGTCAACCCTGCCCGTGGCGCGAAGCTCGGGTCGTACTACCGAGCCGCCGTACGGCGCAGGCAGGACCGCGACTACGTCCCGACGGACGTCTGGAACGAATTCCCCTAGGAGACAGTCGTGGCATTGGTGATCGCTAAGAATCAGACGTGGGCGAAAATCGGCTATGTGCCGAACAAGGCACAACGTCGCATTCACGCGTCCCGCGCACGGTTCCAAGTGGTCGCCGCTGGTCGTCGTACCGGCAAGTCCACGGCGGGAGGCATGGAGCTCATTCCCGAGTGCTATCGGGCGTACATGCAGAAGGACCACCTGGCCGAGCTGGGTATCCGTCACGAGTACTGGATCACGGGTCCGCAGTATACCGACTCGGAGAAAGAGTTCCGTGCCTTCCATAACAAGGCCAAGGCATTGCAGATGCCGTTCGACAAGCCTGGTACCTATTACGACTCGCGTGGCGGCGACATGCAGGTGTCGCTATGGGGTGGCCGTTTCCTGCTGAAGGCGCAGTCCGCCAAGTATCCGGAGAACCTGGTCGGTGAGGGCCTTTCCGGTGTGATCATGGCCGAGGCCGCCAAGATGAAGCGGCGCATCTGGGACCAGTACATCCGCCCGACGCTGGCGGACTTTCGCGGGTGGGGCAAGTTCAATTCCACGCCAGAGGGAAGGAACTGGTTCTATGACCTATGGGGCGTGGGTCAGCACGGTACTGATCCGGAGTGGGAAAGCTTTCGCTTTCCGTCTTACGCTAATGAGAGAGTATTCCCGCTGGGCAAGGATGACCCTGAGATCCTCTCTATGCTGCGAGGCATGTCCGAGGAAATGGGGGCACAGGAAGTCCTAGCGAAGTTCGGCAAGTACGTCGGGCAGGTATTCAAGGACTGGGACGAGGAATGGCACGTCGATAGCCACCTCGCGGAATACAACCCGGCATGGCCAGTATTCCTTGCCACGGACTACGGCTGGACGAACCCTTCGGTGGTGCTGTTCATTCAGGTGGACCCGTGGGACCACGTGCACGTCATTGACGAGTACTACCAGAATCACCGCAGCCCCGAAGAGGTGGCGTACGACCTTCAGAACAACGCTCAGTCGGCCGCACACGCGTCGCTGACGCGGGTGGCTACTCGGCTCTACCCCGACCCTGCCGACCCCGCAGCCAGCCACACACTGGCCGAGAAGCTACGCCTGCAAACCATGGGCGACACGGGTGGCGAGATCAAGGTACGTCTCGAGCTTATTCGCAAATGGCTCAAGGACGAGAACGAGCACCTGGACTACGACCACCCGGACCGGCGACCGCGCCTGCTGGTCAATCCGAAATGCAAGATGTTGATTTCGGAAATGGAGGCGTATCGCTACCCGAAGACGAAGGACGAGGAATCGGCTAACGCCAAAGAAGAGCCGATGAAGAAGGATGACCACGCGCCCGAAGCGCTCGGCCGTTTCTTCAGGGGGCATTTCGGCGAGAAGGCATTGATGCCGCCCGTCATTCGCAACACCAGGCACACACGCGGACCACGCTCGGTGACACCGCGCAGAAGGGCAAGGAGCGCACGATGACCCTGGCAAAGCACGCAATGAGCGAGGCCGTGAAGCAAGCCCTGATGAAGCGCGCGCTTCGCGCCCATCCCCGCGAGGTCTGTGGGTTCATAATGAACAGTGCGGATCCCGACACCGATCAGTTCGTGTTCGACGTGCCGAACGTTTCCAAGAGACCCGAACATAGCTGGCAAATGGACCCGGAATGGCAGGCAGTGGCCATGCAGGATGAGGAGGCCATCTTCGGGATATGGCACACCCACCCACACGGCCCCGACGGACCGTCCGACACGGACAAGAAGTACATGTTGCCAGGAATGCGGTTCTTCGTCGCAACTGAGAATGGCGTCTACGAATACGAAATGGAGAACTGATGACTTCGCCTACGGTGTTCACGCAGTGGTCCACCATCGAGCCCTGGTTGGGCCAGGCACCGGGATGGGTGCCGGAGGCGGACAAGATCCGCATTCAGGCGTACGGCAAGTACGAGGAGATCTACTGGTCGTCCGAAGAGGGCTTCCTGGAGGTAATGCGGGGCGACAATGACAACCCCATCTTCATGCCGACCGCGCGCACGCTCATCAATGCCGTGGACCGGTACACCGCACCGGACTTCAACTACACCATCACGGCCCCCGGTGCGGAGCCTGGCGACACGGCGGCCAGCGGCCCCGTGCAGATTGCCCAGCTTGCCTTCGAGGCACTGTTCACACGAGAGCAGTTCCTCAGCAAGTTCAGCAGCAACAAGCTGAAGGGCCTCTACCGAGGCGACTGGCTGTGGCACATCATCGCGGACGACGCCAAGCCAATCGGGCGGCGCATCAAGATCATGGCAGTGGACCCGGCAGCCTACTTCCCCGTGTACGAAGCGGATGTGGTCGAGGGCGGGGACCCGGACAAGATCGTCCGCGTGCACCTGGCCGAACCGATCACAGTGAACAAGCAGGAATACGTCAGCCGTATGACGTACGAGCGCGTTTTCGATGAGGCGGGCAACCAGGTAGAGATCATCCGAAGCCACGCGCTGCACAAGCCGGACGAGTGGGCGGGTACGGCGGCAAGTCCGTTCAGCGTGATCCTCAGCCCGGAACCGCTGCCCGCCGAGATACCGGCGATTCCGGTGTACCACCTGAAGAACATCGACCCAACAGCCCCGTTCGGCTCAAGTGAACTGCGGGGGCTGGAGTCCGCGTTGCTAGGCATCAACCAAACCATCAGCGATGAGGACCTTACGCTCGCCATCGAGGGCATCGGGGTGTACGCCAGCGATGGCGGGGCACCGCGCGACGAGGCGGGCAACGAGGTCGACTGGATCATGGGGCCAGGGCGCGTTCTCACGCAGGCTCCGGGGCTCAGGCGCATCACTGGGGCGACGAGTCTGGCTGCCTACGGCGACCACTACACGCGGCTCGTTGACGCGGTACGCAGCGCGCTAGGGGCCAGCGACGCAGCCATCGGCAAGGTAGACAGTGCCACGGCGGAATCCGGCATCGCACTGGCCTTGCAGCTGGCCCCGATGATCGCGCACACCAAGCCGAAAGATCAGCACATTATAGATGTGCACGCGCAGATGTTCCACGACCTGTGTTTCTGGTTGACGGTGTACGAAGAGCTGCCATTGCTGATGACGGGCGAAGGCGGTGTGACCACCCCTGCCGTCGTGGTGCAGCCCACCATCGGAAACAAGATCCCGGTCAACCGCAAGCAACTGCTGGACGACATCATGACAATGCGGATGGCAACGCCCCCACTGATCAGCCTCCAGACAAGCCTGCGCCTGCTGCGGGAAGCCGGGTACGAAATGGAGGACAACGAGCTACAGCTCATCATTCAGGAAACGGAGCAATTCGCGAACCTGAATGCAGAGCAGGATGACGCCGAGGCGGATTCCCGGCGCGAGGAGGAAGGCGCTGAAGACGACGCCGACGAGGATGTGCCAGTGTGACGAACCCGTTTACTGGCCCCGGGGCCAATCCGCTGACGCTGTACCTGCGCGGGGAGCGCGTAGCCGAGGTGGCCATCGTTGACGACCTGCGGGACGCCATGGCGGACGCACAACGGCGCATCAACAAACTGGAGTCTCGGCACGGCATCGGAGCCGTGGTACGCCGTGCTCAGCTGGCCATTATCAGAAGGGAACTGCGCGGTGTGTCAAGTGAACTATGGCGGAATGTCGGAAAGCGTATTCGAAGTGCTGGAAATGCTGTCGCAGATGCAGCCGCCGAGGCCGAAGCTGTTCTCCAGCGAATCCTTTTTCGGGCAACGGGAGCCCGAGACAGTGAAGCGCTTGTTTCAGCCCAGCGAGCCTACGCTCGACGAACTGTTGCCACATACCTCGCCCGAGGCCAGAATGGCATCGGACTTTCTCAACGGGTGTACCGAACTAGGCAGCTCGCGGACGGGTTTGTTGACCGAGCGGTGAACCGGGTCATTCTGCAGGGCGGCAGCTGGCAGGACATTGCCAAGGACGTGAAGCCCATGATTGATCCGAACACAAAGGGCGGTGTCAGCTACGCGGCCAAGCGGCTAGCCCGCACCGAGCTCAACAACGCCTTCCACACCACGCAGAAGGCCAGTGCGGAGATCAACCCGTTTGTGACCGCACTGCGCTGGAACCTGTCCCGCAGCCACACCACACCGGACAAGTGCGATGCCTACGCGGTAGGGCACAGCGAGGGCAAAGGACCCGGTCTGTACGTTCCAAGTGACCTCCCCCGGAAGCCCCATCCGCAGTGTCTGTGTTTCACGACAAACGAAATGATGGACGAGGATGATTTCCTAGACCTGGTTTCCAATCCGGATTACCTCGACGGATTGATTGATGAATACGGACAGGCCAAGCCCAGCCAAGTGGCCTAGCTTTCCCCGAATGCCTCTCGGCGGCTACAGTGAGGCCCACGTGCCTGCGCGCACGTATCCACGGTGACAGTGCACACCGAAAACCAGGAGGAATCGTGAAGGTGAATCTCGTCGACCCTATGCCGCTCCACCCGCTTCTCTGTTACCCCGGTACGCGTACCCCGCTCCGGGCTGTTGGCCTGCGTGCCAACGGTCTTCCAGTGTGGCCGCTCCTCGGGGGCGACGGGGAAGATGATGGTGCGGACGACGAGGGCGGGGATGACGACGACGGCGAAGCCGATGATGACGCGCAGGACACCGACGACAACGACGGTGACGACGCGGGCAACAATGGCAAGCGCAAGAAGTCCGGTCCCGTTTCCAGGGAGGAATTCGACGCTGTTACCCGCAGGCTGAGCGCTGCGGACAAGCGGCGGTCGGAGGCCGAGAAAACGGCAGCCGCGCTCCAGAAAGAAAAGGACGAGAAGGAGCGCAAGGACAAGCCCGAGCTCGAGAACCTTCGCAAGGACCTCGAGACCGCCACCAAGGAAAGGGACACGCTCCAGACAAAGTTCAGGAACGTGGCCATGGTCAACGCATTCCTCACCGCCAGTGCGCAGGAGAAGATTGCGTGGCACAATCCCAAGGTGGCGCAGCGGGCAGCGGCTGACGACCTCAAGGACCTGGAGATCGACGAGGACGGCAACGTGGAGGGAATCCGCGACGTCGTGAAGGCGTTGGCGAAGGCCAACAAGTATCTCGTGAATGCCGGAAAGGACGGTGACGACGAAGAGGAAGGCGACAAGAAGCCCCCTCGTCGCGGTGCCAGCGGTTCCGGCGTCGGGAGTGCCAAGAACAACGGCAAGGGCACGAAGCCAAAAGGCCAGCTCTCGGATGAAGAGCTCATCAAGCGGTTTCCGGCCCTCGGGAAGAACAGGTAGAAAGGACTGCCACCGTGGCAAGGTTCGATCAGGTTCACATTGGCTTTCGGGCCAAGCTGAACGCGGATTGGCTCGACGCTGACGTCGGGAAGATCATCGCGGTCAGCCTCAACGCCAACGGGCGGATCATCAAGGGCAACCCGGCCGGATCGTCCGGCCTGAAGGGCGTCGTTGCTCTCGGTATCGCGCGCAAGGCAGGCCACCCCATCGACGTCATGACGGCAGGCGAGATCCTGGACGTCGTGGACGACGACGTGGCGGGTACTCTCGGGGCGGGGCTCAACGTGTACGCGCTGGGCACAACGGCGGCAGGCACCATGACCCTGACCGCAACGAACAACGTGTACGTCGGGCACATGGTCGAGATCGACCGCCTGGTCGTGCGCTTCGCCCAGTCCACTACGGCAGGGGCGTGATCAACGTGAAGAAGTCATCGATCCTGGTTCGCGACCAGCGGATCATCCTTCCGTGGGGCACCTGGTCCACTGCGCCGACCGTGTCGCCGGACGGCACCATCACTCGGAACGTGTTGGCGCGCAGCTTCTACAAGAAGCTGGGGCTGGCACTGGCTCTCGGTGGTGGCGACCAGGGCTTCAACGAAGCCGCCGACGTCATCGAGCAGACCATCGACGGTGTCGACACCAACGAACTGTGGTCCGCCTATCAGCAGGCGGTCGCGCTGCGGAACCGTGAGCGGGAGCCGCTCATCAACTTCCTCAGCTGGTTCGTCACGGACGCGGTCGAGGGCATCGCCACTGCCGACAGCGACGCGCGTTTCGAGCGTGCGTCCGAGTACGGCAAGCCGCGCTCGTACCGCCCCGCCGGTGAAATCGAGTTCTTCGGATACGACTTCAACTGGTACGACCTCGGTGCGCGCTTCACGTGGGAATTCCTCGCGGACGCGCCAGCCGCACAGGTCGACGCCATCAACACGCAGGCGCTCGAGGCCGACAGCATCCTGATGTTCCAGCTGGTCATGTGGACGCTGTTCAACCCGGCGAACCGCGAGGCGGTCATCCGCAAGAAGCCGTACAACGTCTACGCGTTCTGGAACAACGACGGGCAGGTCCCGCCGACGTACCGCACGAACACCTTCGCCGGTACGCACACGCACTACTACACGTCCGGTTCGACCACCGTGGACAGCGGCGACCTCGACGGCCTCGAGCTCAAGCTCACCGAGCACGGGTACAAGGGCTCCAACGGGTACAACCTGATCCTGATGGTCAACAAGGAACAGGGCGACATCATCCGCACGTTCAAGTCCGTGCAGAACGGCGGAACGGCCAAGTGGGACTTCATTCCCGCGCAAGGCACTCCGGCCTTCCTGGTCCCGCGTGACTACGTGCTGCCCGCCGGACAGCAGGCTCCCCCGGCGAACATCGCTGGCATGGAGGTCATCGGCCGGTACGGCGAGTTCACGATCATTCAGGAGGACTACATCCCACCGAAGTACCTCGTGGCCTTCGCTACGGGCGGCCAGGAGTCCGTCAACAACCCTGTCGGGCTGCGGCAGCACGCGAACCCCGCACTGCGGGGGCTGCGGCTGATCCAGGGTCGTCGGCCGGACTACCCGCTCACCGAGGCCTACTACGGTCGCGGCATCGGCAGCGGCATCCGTAAGCGTGGCGCGGGTGCGGTGCTCCAGCTCACGGCATCGGGCACCTACACGCAGCCCACCGAGTACGACGAGGAGCCGTGAGATGAGTCGGGACATTGATCTCACCAAGCGGCTCGACGAAGACGAACTGCGTTACCTGGTCGACCGGGATCGCTGGGATGACCTGCGTACCAACGCGGAGAACCTCGGCATGCCGGTTCCCAACCTGCCGTCGGCTCGTGGCATCCGGGCACAGGTGCCGCGCAGGCAGATGCGCAACACGGACGCGTTCGACAAGATCGCGCAGCAGATGGGCGTCCAGGTCAACAAGGACGACGCGGAGTCGCCTCCGTCCAGTCCGGTGGCCCCTCCCCCACCGTCCGGTCCGCAGCCCACGGACTACAGCAAGCTGACGGTGCCGCAGCTCAAGGAGGAGCTCGACAAGCGGCGCAAGGAGTACGAAGACGACGGTGACGCGGAGGGCGTCGAACTGGTCAGCTACGCGGGCGACGCCCGCAAGGACGACCTGGTCGCCAAGCTCCAGCTCGACGACGACACCATCGGCGAGGACTAGGAAAGCTCCGGAGGGGGCTGGCTTGGCGTGCGGGGCCAGCCCCTTTCGGTCTACCCAAGGAGATTCACGTGGCGCTCTCGGCGGAGCAACTCGCGCAGTTGCGGCGCATGATCGCGGAACCCAACGACACCAACGGGTATACGGACGTGCTCCTGACGGCTGGCGCGGAAGCGTACTTTGTGAACAACGTCTACAACCTGCGCGCATACGCGGCCAGCCTCTGGGAAGAGAAGGCCACCACGGCGGCGAACCTGGTGCGTACCAGCGAGTCCGGGTCGAGCCGGGACATGCAGCAAGTGTTCGATCACTACATGGCGCTTGCCGCCCGGTACGGCAGTTCCACCGGGGGCGACGCTACCACCGTCTACCCGCGCAGCACCCGCATCGTGCGGCCAGTGAGAGAAGGATGACATGACGCTCGGGTACGCAACGGCCACACAGAACGCGCAGCTGAGCTCGCTCGCCGCGCGTTTCGACCTAGGCGCGGCTGGCGGGACCATCAAGGTGTACAGCGGCACGCGGCCAGTCAACGCGAACACCGCAGTGGGCGGGGGCAACACGTTGCTTCTCACGTTCACATTGGCCACAACCGGCTTCGGTGCGCCGAGCGCGGGCAGCATGGCGGTCGCGGGTCTACCGCTGGCCGCCGAGGGCGTGGCCGCCGGAACGGCTACCTGGTGGCGTGGCGCGGACTCCGACGGCAACACGGTCATCGACGGATCGGTTGGTGCGGACGGAAGTGGCGAGGACATCGAGATGAGCACCACCACGGTCAGCGTGGGCCTCGACGTCAACCTGACCGCTGGCACCTTCACGCAGCCCGCCTAGGAGGAACAGTGGCAGCGCAGTTCGGACAAGCAACAGACCGGGTCAGCCGATCCGGAGCTTTGCCCGACCCTGCCAGTGGTCTCACGGTTCTGGGCTGGGCTCGTGTTGACACGGATACGAATACGTTCTCGGTGTTGGCTCGCGTCTGGACAGCGGTTTTCGGAACCGTGGTCACCTTCGGCACGGGTAGCGACGGCACCAGCGGGCCGAACTACTTCACCGGGGGCGGCTCGGTGTCCAGCTCCACCAACTTCGTTGTTGGGGAATGGCGTCGAGTGGCCATCACATGCCTCGGCACGACGGGCAAGGTGTACGCGGCAACGCCCCTCGGTTCGGTGGAAGTTGATTCGGGGACGGTGAGCACGAACACCCCGGGCGGCATCACGTTGGGTGGGCGGGATACCGGGGATTCTAGCGAGAACCTGTTGGGGTCCCTGGCGTACTGGCGCGTACTGAGCGGTGAGCTGACGCAGGCTGAAATCGAAGCGGAATGGGCTTCCCCCACTGGGGTACTCGCAGCGTGGGCAGACTGGCCGCTCATCGATAACCTGAACGACATCAGCGGCAACGCACGCCACCTGAGCGCGGGCAGCACGGCGGTTGACTGGGTTGCTGGTCCCGACCTGCCGGGTGGCCCAGAAACCGCCACGCTGGCCGGGACCCTACCGAAAGCCACCGTGGCGGCTACTGCGGGGGTCTTGGCCGTAGCCGACCTAGCGGGCACGCTGCCTCGGGCCGTGCTGGCCGCTCAGGCCGACCCTGCGGGCACAGCGTCCCTCGAGGGTACTTTGCCGCGCGCTACGGCCAGCTTCACCGCTGGCGAACAAACCACGGTCACGGCCACGTTGGCCGGGACGCTACCGAAAGCCGTTGGGGGAACGGGCATCACTGCCAGCATGGAACTGCGCATGCAGCGGCTCAACACCATGGCCTTCATCGAGGCCAGCCCTGTTGACCTGGCTCTCATTCCGCAGACAGAGGCTAGAACACCATCGGGTGCGGTAACGCTCGTAGATGGCGCTGCCCGCACGGTGCAGCGCTTCCGGTTGATCCCGATGGCGCACACGGAACGCCCCGTGCAATCCACGTCGGGCGCAGGCTTCGGAAGTGGTGGCGTACAACGCAAGTATGACCTGACGTTGCTCGGCAACTGGGACTCGGTCATCCAGGAAAACGACTACTGGTACGACGTCAACGGCCAGAAGTACGTCGTGGACGCAGTGATCCCGTACAACGGGTACGAGCGCAAGGGCCTCGTCATGAGCTACGGGCGGAGGGGTTCCATTGTCTAATTCATTCGTGATCAATCTGGACAAGCTTGATCACAACCTGAAGAAATTTGACTCCCGTGCCCGACGAGGCATCAAGGCCACCATGGACTACCAGGCGGCTAGGAGCGAAACGTGGATGCGCACCAACGCGCGCTGGACGGACCGCACCACGAATGCACGCAACGGCTTGTTCGCCACCGTTGACGAGCTGGACCGCAATTCCTGGATGATGATACTTAGCCACTCGGTGTCGTACGGCATCTGGCTGGAAGTGGCCAACAGCGGTCAATACGCCATCGTGCGCCCCGGGCTGCTGCGCGCCAACCGTGAGCTCATGCGATTGCTCAGCAGGCTTTTCGAGCGAATGGAGAAGGCGTCATGACCGCTCGGGAATCCTACGCACGTCTCGTTTACGACGACGCGGAAATGCAGGGGCTCGGATTCATTCAGGACCGCGTCTGGGCCAGCAATGCACTGGACACGCCACCGCGTGACAATCCGTTCATCGTCATCAACGTAGACCTGACCGAGAAGGTGTTCGGCGTAACCGGTGTTGAGACAGTGAGCTACTGGGTTCACATTCCGAAAGAGAGGGGTCGCGACTATAGCCTCATTGACCTAGCCATTGAACAGATCAAGGCATTGATGGAAAACGTGGTGCACTTGGCTGGCTCCGATGGCTGGTCACTCACGTCAGGTACGTGGGTGGACACCAGTCGCGACCTGGTTGACGACGGGTTCAGCACCATCGTCAAGTACGTCACGTTCCGTACCGCAACCCGCAGCATCGTTACCCCGTAAGGAGAATCATGGTAGGCAAGAGGAACCAGCCGACGCCACAGAGGGACGCGCCCTCCCTCCCTTCCGACCCGCAGCCAGCGGGGTCCGGGGCGTCGCCCGGTACCGGAGCACCCGAGGCTACCTTCGGCGAGACCATGAAGGCCGAGATGGCAGGCAAGCCGGTGGAGTTCTCGGACAGGGACGAAGAGCCCATGGTCGAATACCTCGGGGAATTCGGCAAGCGCGAAATCAGCGTCGCGGACTGGGAAAAGGCAGGCGTCACCGGCATGCCGCTCGTGGCATGGGATCGCCGCACCGGCCACAAGGTCCCCAAGAGCGTCTTCACGGAACAGGCACTCCAGGTGCTGCGCCAAGACGGGGGCTTCCGGGTGCCATGACCGAGGACACGTACGAGCTCCGTTGCCACGCCAAGCTCCACGGCATCGTGGTGTCTCCAGGCGTGCTGGAGATCGCGTGCCGTTCGGACAGGTGCGGATGGAGGCCCGGCAAAGTCGTTCTCCACAGATTCGAAGTGGAAACGGGAAAACTGCTCGGCACAAGAGAATACAAAACAATCGATATGCAAGTTAGGGAGGCATGATGACGGCACCAACGGCACTCCCGTACGGTATGCGTGACCTCAAGATCACACCGTACGCGGATGCGGCTGGCAGCGTTCTCAGCTCGGAGGTCATTGACCTGCCGAACATGCAGACCTTCAGCTTCTCCGAGACCGAGGAATTCCAGGAGCTGCGCGGCGATGACCGCGTGGTTGCGATTCGCGGTTCCGGTGCGACCATCGAGTGGGAGCTCGAGGCTGGTGGCTACAAGCTGAGGATCTGGGAGGTGATGACCGGCGGCACAGTCACACAGACCGGTGTCGCTCCGAACCGGAAGTGGCGTCTGGACAAGCGTTCCAGCGACTCCCGGGGCTACTTCCTCATCGAGGGGCAGATCATCTCGGACAGCGGTGGCGACGTGCACGCGGTCGTGTATCGGTGCCGTTGCAACGAGTCCATCGAAGGTGAGTTCGCGGACGGCGAGTTCTTCATAACGAACGCGTCCGGCCAGGGTCTGCCGATTCTGGACGATGTCAACGACCTGCTGTACAGCATCGAGGTCAACGAGACAGCGACCGCCATCAGCGGCACCGCGCGCACACTGCCGACGCTGCAAGCCCCGCCGACCAGCCTGGCAGTCGGGACCGAGACGGCAACCACCGCTCCCCTCACGTGGGTCGCCGCAGCCAACGGTTCGCCGGGGGCCGAGGACTACTGGATCCAGATGCGTACCGCCTTCGGCGAGTGGATCGACGTGGACGAGGCCAACCAGACGGGCGAATCGACAACCGGCGCAACGGTGACAGGTCTCACGGCCACCACCAACTACGAGTTCCGGGTGCGGGCAGTCACGGCCGTCAACGGCGCATCCAACTGGGCCGGACCGGTCCAGGCAACCACAACCGCGTAAGCACCCCGTTCTAACAACGTGGAAACTAGGAGCACCAGATGCCTTCCACCGAAAACAAGTACGCCCCGAAATCATGGGCGGAAGCTGAATTCGAATTCAAACTGCCCTCGGGTGACCTGTGCCTGCTGCGCAAGATGGACCCGCTGAGCCTCGGCGAGCATGGGCTACTGGACAAGCTGGACTTCGCTACGAGCGTGGTGATGAACACCCACGCCAAGAATGCCAGCCTGACGCCAGTGCAACGCGTTCAGCGGGAACGCGCAAAGCGTGCGGGTGAGGACCCGGACGAGCCGAACCTGGACGAGGTCTCCATGAAGGAGATCATGAAGAACGCGGAAAACTCTCGGTCGTTCCGAGAGGTGATGGACCAGCTAATGGTCCTCGGTGTGGTCGCACCGGAAATGCACCTGCCGCCGGGTAAGGGCGAAGAGCGGGTGGCCGGGTTGTACTACACGGACGCTGTTCCCTTCTCCGACAAAATGGCCGTATTCAACAAGCTGATGGAGGGGGTGAGGACCGCCGAGCAGTTTCGTGAAGAACCCGAAGAGAGTGTGGGAGATATGGCACCTGAGCCAAGCGTACGGCCAGCGGCCAAGCGAGCTCCTCGCCCTCGTGCGAAGCGATAGGCTCGCCAGCTTTTATCTGGATAGGGCGGTTATGCACTTCGGCCGAGGAATAGAAGCCGATCTAGAAAAGGCAATGGACCTCGGCAAGCGCAAGAAGCCACTTAGTGAAGCGGAACGCAAGCGGCGCAGGGAAGACGTCTTTGCCCGCTGGTTCGATGAAAAGCCAGAGCGTAAGTACAGAGACCCCGCGAAGGGTTAGGTGGCGCAATGCCCGACTACAATCTCGGAAGGGCGCATGGCACCATCCGAATTGATTACGATGGTTCGGGCGCTGAAGATGCCAGAGAGGACATTCAAGACGTAGGCGACGAGGCTACTAAGTCCGGCGATAAGATCGATAAGTCGACCAAGGAGTCGCAGGAATCTTACGAGGACTTAGCGGCCTCGGCGCGCAAAGCGTCGGAGTCCCTTCAGTTCGACAACGCTTCCGCCGAGCAAATGGCGGCGACGGTAAAGAAGCTGGAAAAGGATGTAACCGACGCCTCTGCCTCTGCCTTCGCGGCTCGGGCACGGTTGACCGCTGCGGAGGAAAACCTACAGCGGGTGCGCGAGAACTCCGCGTCAACAGCCAAGGAAGTATCTAACGCGGAGCGCGCGGTACGTTCGGCCCAACAGGCCACAGTGAACTCAACCAACCGGCTCCAGCAGAACACGGACGCACTGCGGGTAGCGCGGCAACGGTTGAACAGCCTGCCCAGCCCGGACCTGACACCGGACGTGGACAGTAGCCAGCTACGGCAGTTCGCGGAAAGCTTGCGGCAGATCCAGGGGAACACTGCGCGGAGCTCCAGCCTGCTCAACACCTTCAGCGGTCGCATGCGGCTCGTCATCGGTGGCGCGGCTGTTGCTACGCCGACGATTGCAGGGCTTGGTGTGGCCCTGGCCAGCCTGGCGGGGCTTGCTGGTGTGGCGGCTGGCGCACTGGCCGCATTGGCCGCTGTAGGCGGGACCGTGGCCACTGGCATGAGTGGCATCGGAGACGCGTTCAAGGCAGCGGGGCAGGCAGCCAAGGGCGCGGGTGGTGCCGCAGCGTCAAGCGCCAAGGCGCAGCGTGCCGCAGCACGCGCAATCCAAGAGGCCAAGCGCAGCCTGGCTGATGCCGAAGAGAACCTAAGGCGCACGCAGGAAGACGCTGCGCGGTCGGTGGCGCAGGCGGTCAAGCAAGTGCTTGACGCAGAGCGTGACCTGCAATCCGCGCAACGGGACGCCATCCGAGCTCAGCAGGATCTCAACAAGGCGCGGCAGCAAGCCGTTCGTGACCTAGAGGACCTGCGGTTCGCGCTTTCCGGTGGCAGCCTTGACGAGCGGCAAGCGGTGCTGGACGTCAAGGAAGCCTACGAGGAACTACAGAAGGTTCTCAACGACCCCACCGCGAACGCCGACGACGTTGAGCAAGCCACCATCAACTACGAGCGCCAGAAGCTGGCACTTGAAGAGACGCGCAAGGAAAACGAACGGCTCAAGGTTGACGCGACCGCTGCGGCAGAAGCCGGGGTGGCGGGCAGCGAAGCCGTTGTCAATGCGCAGGATGGCGTGCGAGACGCGACGCAATCCGTGGTGCAGGCGCAGGAAGCGCTCGCCGAAGCGCAGGACAACGTTCGGCAGACACAGGTTGACGCAGCCCGACAGGTAGCGGATGCGGTGCAGGGCGTCATTGACGCGCAGCGCAACCTCGCTGAGGCATACGAGAACGCGGCGGAAGCCGGAGCGGCAGGCGGTGGCGCGGCCGATGCCTTCGCGGAGGCGATGGCCAAGCTGAGCCCCAGTGCCCGCGCGTTCGTTCAGGAAGTGTTGGGGCTCAAGGACGAATGGGAGGCGCTCAAGCGGTCTGTTCAGGAGGAACTGTTCGCTGGGCTCGCGGCAGAAGTGCGGCCACTGGCCAACACGTACTTCCCCCTCCTTGGCGAGGGCATGCGCGGCATTGCCAAGGGGCTCAACGGAATTGTCAAGGAAACCGTTGCGTACCTTAAGACCACCGAAGCGCAGAGCAACGTGGCGTCCATCTTCGCCAACACTGGCGAGGCGGTTGGCAACCTGCGCACGCTCGTGCGGGATTTGCTCGCGGCCTTCCTGGACATTGCCAGTGTGGGCAGTGAATTCCTCCCCCAGATGGCCACCAACGCCAGCAATGCGGCAGCGCGGTTCCGGGAGTTCGTCAACGCTGCTAAGGAGTCCGGCGAGCTACGCCAGTGGATGCAGGATGCCATGGACACGGCTAATGAGCTCTGGCAACTGCTGAAGAACCTAGGCTCAATCATCGGCTCGGTGTTCAGCGCACTGGACACAACGGGCGGTGGCGCGCTCAACACGCTCACGGAGCTCACGGGGCAGGTAGCAGAATTCCTCAAGAGCGCGGAGGGCCAGGAATCCTTGCAGGCGCTAGGTCGTATCCTCGCATCCATTGGCGGGGCATACGGCAAGGTATTCATGAGCTTCTTGGAGGCAGCCGCCGACATCCTGGTTGCTCTGGAACCGTTCATTGTGGCCTTTGCTGACGCTGTTGGTGTGTACCTCGCCGGAGCCATCCAGGTGGTCGCTCCGATATTCCAGGTGTTCGCTGACATCATCGGATTCCTTGGACCGGCACTCGGCCCGGTGATCGCTGGCCTATACGCGGCTAACAAGGCGGTCCAGGCTGCGGCCATCGTGTGGCGTGCGCTGAACATCGTCATGATGGCCAACCCCTTCATCGCCATCGCAGCGGTCATCATCACGCTGGTTGTTCTCATCATTCAGAACTGGGACGCCATCAGCGCTTACCTTTCTGGTATCTGGAATGACATCAGCACGCAGGCGGTTGCGCTCTGGGAAGGCATTCGCAACTTCTTCGTTCGCATCTGGACAGAGATCAAGGACAGTGCCATTGAGCTGTGGAACACCATCACGGGGTTCTTCACGCAAAAGTGGAATGAGATAAAGAACATCGCCTCGGTGCTGTGGAATGGCATCGCTAACTTCTTCAGCGGTATCTGGAACGATATCACGAATGGCGTTGGCGGATTCGTTCGGGATGTTCTTCAGTACTTCCGGGACCTGCCTGGCAAGGTAATGGACTTCCTCAAGTCATTGCCTGGCAAGCTGGTCAGTTGGGCTGGAGACCTCATTGCGGGCATCGTGCGCGGCCTCGGAAATGCTGCCTACAAGATCTGGCAGAAGCTCAAGCAGATCATCGGGGACGCCTGGGACAACGTCCTGGGATTCTTCGGAATTAGTTCGCCGTCCAAACTGGCCGCTGAGGCTGGCGAGAACATTGTGGCCGGTTTGGTGCGCGGCATTGACACGTCGGCTACCTCGGCCGTACGTGCTGCGGCCAACATGGCGCAGGCAGTTGGTACCGAGCTCACCGGGGCCAGCGGCACGCTGGCGACCACAATGAACTTGCAGGCGAACACTTCTGGGCTACCGGATAACTTCGCGATGGACGCGGCGCTGAACAACCTCGCAACTGTGCCAGTGCGTGGCGGCGACGGGGCTACGGCAACGAGCGGTCGCACGGTCATCATCGAGAAGGTGGACGTGATCGTACAAGGCAACCTGGACCCGACAAACCCCGTGGCATTCCGGCGAACCATGGTGCGCCTGAAGGATGAGCTGCGCAACCTGGACAAGGAGTATGCCTGATGCCTACGCAAACACTTCAACTGGGGCGCATGGTCATTCGCGAGGACCTGACCGTGGCCGAGCAAGGCAATGAGAGCGAACGCTCAATGACGTTGACGGGGCAGGAGTCCATCCCCCGCCTGTCTGCCGCAGCGGTCGTCCGGCAGCGCGAGGACATGCTGACACTGGCGGGGAACTTCGTGCCCGTTGTGTTCAGCATGAAGGATTACCTGAACGGCTTCTACACCATTGATGACGCGCAGGGAACCATTCGCGATTTCGACGACGACATGAGGACATTTCAATGGACCGTGAACCTGACTCGGATTGGCACTGAAAGCGACACGGACGTTGAGTCCCGGCTCAGCGGGGCGCTCACGCGCGTCAACGACTTCACTGTGGTGGGTGTCCGGACACATGCTCCGGCCATTGTGCACGGTGGCTACTGGACCGATGGCACGGTCACCACGGCAGTAAGCCGCACGGGCGAAGACGGGGTCCTGAAGTTGTACACCGGGTTCAGCGCCACCATGAGCCCGCGCTGGGCTACGACCCCCGCCGGTTACCTGACTGGTCGGGTGCGCTTCACCGACGAGCTGGGCCGTGAGCGCGCCGGAGACGGTGCCAGGCTGGCAACTACTGGCTGGACGCTCTCAAACGGTCTGGTACGCGTACGGCCCCTTGCCTCGGGTGGTGTGTTGGAGGTGGCCGCGTACACGGGAGGGGCTTGGCGCACCAAGGCATGGGACATCACCTTCAACGCAGCAAGCCTCGGGACGTTCGACCACTGTGAACTGATCAACAATGACTTCGGGCTGGTGACCATCCGGTTGCTGCGGTACATGACCACGGGGCGGTTGTACGTGGACGTCACCCTAAGGCGGGGGCACCGGTTCGCGGAAGTGTACGTGCAGAGCGAATTCGGCGGCGCACTGAAGATCATGCGAGCCACGAACGAGACCGGTGTGAACAGTCTCGGTGGAACGGTGGTTGCCTCGGCGAACGACGCGGACGGCAACAAGTACATTGTGGGCAGTGCGCGTACGTTCACGGCCGACCTCAACGGCGGCATCAGCCGAGCCGCAGCGGCCACGCTGGACGCGTTCGTCGGCGTCGTGGCAGGCGGCACCGGTGCAGTGACCGGCGACGTGGCCGCCGATCTCCAAAAGCAATACATCGGACTACCGAGCGAACTGGTGCAAGGGGTGAGGCGCTGATGGCCGTCACGGAAACGCTGCGGGCACTGGGTTCGTGGGGACTGACCTTCAAGAAGGGGATGCCCGATGAGCTATGGAAGGAGATTGACTACTTTGGTCACATCGCCATCGTGCCAGGGCGTCAACCCGCCCCACTAGACGACTCCCTGCTGCGCACTGCGCGGTACGTGGGGCCAGTAACCAGAATCAGCGACAACACGGCGGACAGGCGCTCCATCGGTGGCGCGGGAATGGCGCTGTGGCTGGGCGACGCTGAGGGCAAGGGCGACGTGTTCCTGGATCCGGTCACAGTGAACGGTGACTTTGACGACGTCATTCGAGAGCTGTTGCCCGCGTCGGGAGCCATCACCGAGGGCACGCTGTTCGTGACCGGGGACACGTTCGGGCCATCCACGTTTCAGTACCAGACACCGCGCGACGTCATCGACTACATCTGCCAGACGCTCGGCGACCATGCCTGGCGGGTAAACGGGGATGGCACGCTCGACGCGGGGCTGGAATCCGATCTGTTCATTGTGAACCCGAAGTGCGTCGTGGTAGCCAAGGACATCAACGTTGACGACCTGTTCCTGCGCGGGCTAGCAGGGCTGGCGGAAACGGACCGGGACGTGGAGGACTACACGACAGGCGTCGCGTTGTTGGGGCAAGGCATCAACGGTCAGTTCGTCACGGCGGAAACGGAACTTACGCCAGGGGAAATCCCGTTCGTGGATATTCACGGGAACAAGGTCAAGCGGGTTCGCATCATTCAGGAAAGCGACACTGATGCGACTAACGCCCCCGCCCGTGCCACTCTGCAGCTGAACAGATTCAAGGGCACGCGGGACGCGCTTTCGTTGAGCACCACCGACTACGACATCAAGGGCAAGGCAGCAGTCGGAGACTACATCTGGGTTTACGACCCCGGCATGGATCTGCTGGATGTAAACAACGAAGTGATATTCCGGGGAATGCGCATCAACCCGTTCAAGCTGCGCCTGACGGAAACCAGTTGGCCGGTGACGAGCCGCATGAGCGTGCTCTACCGCACGGGCACGGGGGAATGGCTGGACCTAAGCAAGCACTTCGTACCCGAGCAGGGGGTCACGAACCTGGTGGTGGGCGGTTACAACCGCAGCCTGACCGAAGGCGGCAGCGGCACGTTCCCGATCGTGTTGCCCGACATCAACACCACTGTTCCAGATGAAACGCAGTGGGTGTTGCCGTTCGTTCAGGCGCAGTACCAATCACCGATCACCGGCGAGACGAAGGCAGAGACAGAACTCAGCTGGATCAAGCCACCGAACACGGACGCCTCCACAATGGTGGACCTGGCTTATTACGACATTCGCTACCGGCAGTCCGCCACGCCATTGACGGAATTCACACTCGAGGAGCTGGACGCGCTTTCCGACATGATGTCCGACCTGAATACGGTTGACGACCCCATCGTCCTAGACATCGAAACGGAATGGCAGTACGTCACGGCCCCGCCGGAGGTGCTTCGGTGGCGCTTGCAGGAGCTGACGCCAGGCATGACGTACGAAGCGCAGATACGAGCGGTGGACAACGGCAAGCCGCCGAACCTTGGTGCCTGGTCGGACATCTACGCGTGGCAGGCAAGCCGGGACATATTCCCACCAGCTACTCCCGCAGCCCCGGAGGTCGCGGCGAACCCCATGGCCGTACTGGTGGTGCACAAGCTTGGCCGCTCCACGGGCGGTGAATTCAATCTGGACAGAGACCTAGGGCACTTGGAACTGCACGGGTCAGAGGACCCGCTGTACACACCGAACGACGGCACGTTGATCGGAAAGATACCGGCGGACTGGGGGATGATCACGGGCATGATCCCAGTGGTTGGCAGCTTCCAGGTTATCCAGACTACACCGATGCATTTCCGGGTTATCGCAGTAGACCAGAGCGGGAACAAGTCGCAGCCCTCCCCGCCTGCCGTGGCCACCGCAGAGCTCATTGACAATCAGTACATTCGGAACCTAACGGTGGACAAGGTCACAGCCGGTACGATCAGTGCGGAGTGGCTGATCGGCGGCAAGATCACCACTGGTGGCGCAGGTGCTCGTGTGGACATCACTAGCGATGGCATCAAGGGCTACAGCGCCACGAACCAGAACCTGTTGCGGTGGAGCAATCTCGACGGAAAGCTCACTGTGAACGGACGGGGTGGTATCGAGATCAATGACGGTGCGCTCACCGTCAAGAACGCCAACGGCAACGTCATCCTGGAAGTCGGGGAATGCCTCGACGGGCGGCATGGTGTCCAGGTGTACAAGGACAACGGCGCACGCGTCGCCCGCATTGGCGAGCTCGCCAGTGGCCCAGAAGGCATCGAGGTGGTGAACGACCTCGGCGCGTTGGTGCGGGTCAGCACCATGGCCTTCGGTACGCAGGCATCAACGGTTTCCACTACGCAGAACCGCAACGCCACCACTTACGGCGACCTAGCCACGATCGGCCCCACCCTGAGTGTAGAAGTGGGCAACACGCTGCGGATGCTGGTCGGGGTGGGTGCCTGGTGCAACAACACCGGAGCGAACGCGGCCTACGCTGGATTCGATGTTGCTGGGCCAAGCGGATACTTCTTGGCCGCTTCGTTCTTTCGATCCGTTGGACTTCACGACACTGGGTTCGGTGCCATAGCCGCAACGAAGTTCTTCCTGCTCGAGGGATTGTCTGCGGCTGGCACATACTTCGTGACCATGAAGTACACTTCGCTGGACGCGGTAAACGTTGCGCAGTTTGGCGAGCGCCACCTCGTAGTGATTCCCTTCTAGGAGAAGCAATGTTCGTGGAGAATGGCGAAGAGACCCTGGTGCAGTTCTTCCGGGGAGGCCAGGAGTATCGCGTTGCCATGGACGACGAAACACTGGCCAGGCTGATGAATGACCCAGATGTAGAGATAGGCGAGGAGCTAATGAAGATAACCCGCCTGGACGCCACCATTTATGACGAGTCCGTACCCGAGGAATTGAGGATGCCGAAATGACCACAACGCCCCGCCTCGGGCTGACGCACGTCGAGGGCACAGACACGCTCGCTGGTTCGTCGCCAACCACTGCGCTGCAAGGGAAGGTGAACGCAGCGCTGAACGCCTTCGACGGTTCGGTGGGGCGCATCATCTGCACCAGTGCAACCCGCCCCACCACGAACCTGTTCCCCGGCATCCAGGCATACGAAACCGACACGCGGCAGAGCATCATCAACCCCACTGGGGTTACCGGTTCGGCCAACTGGCGCTACGAGTCATCGGGGGCTAGCGGCGCAGGCGGAGCTCGGTCTTTCAGGCCCATTCGGCCGTACGGCGGCGACTCGTTTCACTCTGCGTTCCCGGGCGTGGTGGTGTTCCCCAACGGCAAGATCCTGATGGCTTGGCGCATTGGCGCGAGCCACACGAGTATTGACGGTGGATTCCGGGCTGCCACCAGTACCGACCAGGGCAAGACGTGGTCGGCTTCTTTCCTTTTGTGGAACGGGGTCTCGTCCGTTGACTTCCGCGACCCGCAGCTCTCGCTCAGCCGCAGCGGCACGCGCGTGTACATCACCTACTTCAAGGGTGTGACGGGCAACCCCGGAGCTGGAGTGTTCTTTAGCTACAGCGACGACGAGGGCGTCACCTGGAGTACTGAGGTTCGCGTAGACAACTTGATGTTCCGCGCGGCCTGCTCGGCTCCGTGCGTGGAGCTGAACACCGGTACACTCGTGATCCCTTTCTACGGCCGCTCTAACGTGGAAACCTGGGAATCCTGCTGGACGGTGAAGTCCACAGACGGGGGTGCCACGTGGGCAACTCCGGTGAAGATCATCAACGGTGAAGCTGCCGGTGATCACAGGCAAGAGCCTTACATCACGATGAAGGGCCAGACCGGTGTGATGACATACCGCCATGGCAACTTCAACCAGATTGGGGTCAGTACCACGGCAGACAACACCGTCAACTGGAGCGGTGGCGTAGCTAAGTTCGCGGGCAGTGGTCGTCCCGCTACGTGCTGGGTCAACGACGGGGCGCTGGCGTGCGTGTACCGCAGCACCGGCACCAACGGGGACGCTCTCATCCGCACCAGCCGCGACAACGGAGCCAACTGGAGCCCGCCCCGGCTCGTGGAGGTTGCGTGGAACTCGGGCGGCTGGATGACTTACGCGGCAATGGACAAA